GGCCCTGTGCCGTTTGCCACAATGCCATCGCCTGGTCGCAGAAACCCATTGCTGATGCCTGACTGCTTTGGCACAGGCACAAGATTCACTGGGTAGCTGGTACGCAGTTCAGGGGTGCTGTCAGTAAAAATACCATTCAAGATAGGGATTTGCATCACTTGGCCTTGTTGCGTTCAGAGATGCGTTTTGCCTTGGCTTTGGCATCTGCTTTTGATGATGCACCCCAAGCCCTTAGACTTAACAACAATCGAGTTGGTTCACCGTCTTTGTATTCAGGGCCAGCATTGCCAGCCATGCGAGCCAAGAACGATGCTCTTCTAGGATTGTCACCAGACTTGACGGGAGGCTTCAGGTTCATGCCCTCGGCCTTTGCCGCAGCCCTTCCTTTGGCGTTCAATCCGCCCTTGGGATTCTGGCCTTCTTTTCGTGCATAAGCTGGGCTTTTCATCTGAACCCCTTGATCTTTTCAGCAATCTTTTTAGGCTGTTTGGCAAACTGCTTGCCAGCCTTTGTAGCCTCACGCTTTGCCCGTGTGGTTGCCGCATACTCAGCCGCTGTCAGGGCTTTAATCGCTTTCTCAGGCAGATACCTCTCGCCTGTTTCAGACGATGGTTTTCCAGACTTGGTGCGCCAGTTTTGGCTTGACCAATCTTTGAGGCTTTTTTGTGTGGCTTTCATTTATAACCGCCACCTTTTTCTTTGTACTTCTTTGCCAACAGTTGGGCTTTGCGAGCCGACCATTCGCCAGCCGCAGTGCCTTGCACAGCAGAACCTTTGATTTCCTCAAAGAGCCGCTTACGCATGGTTGGCTTCGTGTAGTTGCCAGCCTCATTGACAGATGACTTAGGCTTTGTAGCCATTATGAATCCGTGCCTTTGATAACTGTAAAGTTAAAAATTGGCTGTTCAGTTGTTGTGCCGCCAGTGGTGCGGAATGTAATATCAAAAGAACCCAAAGTTGTCTTAGTGACCATCAAATCATACAAATCAGTGCCAATGTGCTGATTGAGGATAATCGCATCGGTGGTATTAACTGTGCTGTTGGTCACAGTGAAAGTAGTTGGAGTTGTTGTGCCTGCCGCAGCAAATAATATGATTTGACCAGTTATTTTGTTAATCGTCACACCTGTGGTTCGACTTGTGCCTTGAATAACTACACCGCCTGCGCCTGTGGAATAACCCACGCCAGCAGTGCCAGATGATCTAAGTGACCCTGTGACTGCTAGACTTGTTCCTGTAGCTGCACCGATAACTGGAGTCACCAATGTAGGTGAGTTGGCAAATACATTTGCGCCTGTGCCAGTTTCATCGGTTAATGCCGAGGCAAGATTTGCGGATGTAAATGAACCCAAAGATGTGGCATTGCCGACTGACGTAATAGCACCAGTCAGGTTTGCGTTTGTTGTCACATTACCTGCGGTCAATCCAGCAGCCGTGCCTGTGATGTTTGTGCCAACAAGTGCTGATGGTGTACCAAGTGCTGGCGTAACCAAGGTCGGGCTGGTAGCAAACACCAATGAACCTGTGCCAGTTTCATCAGTCATTGCCGCCCGTAAATTAGCACTGGTTGGGTTTGCCAGAAACGCTTGAATGCCAGCCGCATAAACAGTCTCAGCATTTATTTGATACCAAGAGTTTGTGGGCTGATAAAAACGAATTGCTGTTGCTGTTCCTGCGCCCAAGAACGATACGCCACCATAAAGTGCAGTTGCACCATTCAGTGCAATCGTCAGTGATGTAATCTCTTGGGTGGTCGTAATCAGCACCGTAGTGCCATCAGGCACACCAGTATTCAAAGGCAAAGTGATCGTGCCAGAGGCCAGCGTTCCAGCAGGTTGCAACAGCATCCATTGGTCTTGGCTAACTGGAGTTGGAACGGTGATATTGAACCCAGAGCCAGGCACATAAAGATTCACCGACAAAGTTGGCGATGCAAAACTCTGCTGGAAAAATGTCAACAGATTGCCAATGGACAAACGTCTGGCATCCCCATTGTTAGGCGAATAAACGGGTAACTGGTCTCCGCTTGAAACAGTGCTGAGTACGGGTAGCTGATTGATTTGTGGCATGACTGTCCTTAGTAATATTCGAGAGGCCCATCAGGGCCAGCAGTAACAGGATTGGCTGGTGGTCTGATAAAAGGATTATCGTAGACTCTCCAAGGCTTATTGCCAGCACCAGCAGGCATCGTTGCCGGAAGTTGCTGTTCAAGCGGGAATGTGGCTCTTTGTAGCAGGATGTCGTAACCCTGGCTTTTGTATCAGGCATCACTGTCTTGCCAAACATTGGCGCAAGCCTAATGCCTAGACTACAAATAATGGCCTCGTAAGCCGAGTCAGGCACGAGGGTTTCTTCATCTAAACTGCTATCTTGTGGGCTGGATGGCAAAGGGTAACCCAAGCGGATGCCCTTGGCGTTCCAATCTGCCATCATTGCATCTAATCTACGCAGGGCAGATTCAAGCTGTTCAGGCTGTAAATCAAACACATAAGACGCTAACCCGATTTCCTCAAAGGATGCGCTTATGAATTGTCGTTTTGTGTAGCCCATGCTGATTCCTCAATGTGTTTCAACAGTGTCGCATCTGACCAGCGTTTGTCAACCTTCATGCCAATGGCTTCAGCCTGTTGTAGCATTTCCTCACGAGTTGGTGGGCTGTCATCAACAGACTCAACAACTTCAATTGATTCATCAGGCACATCAATAACTTGTGCGCCAATCGGTGATGGATAGTAGACTTTATTGAGCTTGCGTTCGATGGCTTGCTCTTTTTTGAGTTTGCGCTTTTGCAAACGCAACTCCCGCCACGGGGCGAGAGTCTTGGTCTTAACGATTGCGGCTGACTTAATCATTTTTTCATTGGTGCTTTGCTAGGCTTGCCAGCGGCTTTTGCCGACTTAGTAGCCATACCAAGTGCCATTGCAACGGCTTGCTTTTGGGGCTTGCCTGATTTCATTTCCATTTTGATATTCTTGGAAATGGTCTTGTCTGAGTAACCTTTTTTCATTGGCATTTTGCTCTCCTAAGTAAAACAGGCCAACATCTCTGCTGGCCTGTCTTGGTTTAACCACCGATACGATAGACGACAAAGGTATCAGCCGCAGTCTTACGGCAACGGAAACGTGCAGATGCACCAGCCGTAGCCGCAGTTGCAGCAGAACCAACGATGGTCACGTTTGTGTTGACAGTCAATGTCAAAGCAAATGCAGCCAAAGTAATGACGCTGAAGTCAAACGAATCACCGATAGCCCATTCAGTTGCCAGATCAAGGTTTGCACCTGTTGGCAATTGAATGTCACGGCTTGCTGTAGGTGTAGCAGTGATGATGCCTGTCAACACGTTGGCAGCAGTTGCCGCCATCGAGCCGCCATCAGCAATGTTAGCTGGCGCACCTTGAGGTTGCCAGTTTCCATTGTTGCTGATATCAGGAGCAACACCCACTGAGTAGTAAGCACCCGATGCACCAGCCTGAATAATCACGTTGGTGGCATTAGTAAATGCGCTTGATACATAAGTTGTGTTGTCAACCGTTGTCAGCAAATCATTGGCTTCAGGAAATTGGGGGAAACCAACTTCTTGAAATACTTGTGCTGGCGAAAAGGCTTGAACAGCGATTTTCTCGCCTGCGGGTACGGCAACAGTGGCTGTGCCTTGTGCAAAGATTACTTGGTAGCTCATGATTTACTCCTTAAGCCTGATTGAACAGCAAAATACCAGACATTTCTGGCTGCTTATTGACCACACCATACAGGGTGTCCAAGCGATACTTGGTCTTCATGGTGTTGACATCGTACTGCTTCTGCATGACCAACTCGATACCCTGATCGGTGGAGGCACGCATCACTGCAACGCCAGCATCAGAGGGAACAGCGTAACGACCAGGCAAAATCTCCAACGCATCTTTCTGCCAGAAGCAGTTGATAGGTGCAGTGGTCGAGTTCAAACGGGTCATTGTTGCAGAGGCGTTAGGTGTCACGATGCAGTTTTGATACTGCAACTCTGCATCAGTTCCACCTTGAGCAGAAATAATGGGAGGTGTAATAACGCAAGTGGTTGCGTTTGTGATGCTCACCACACGGAAAGTCTTGGCAAAGCCAGTACCTTGCTTGGTGATGTGATGCACAGCCTCAACACCAGAGATTTCAAACGGTGTACCCACTCGCAGATCAGTTGTCGATGTGACAGTGATGGTCTGGAAGCGGTTGTCAACGTTCTGGGTCTCGCCTGTCACTGCGGTAGAAGTGGCAACTGGAACATAGTAGTTGTTGGCGGAAGCCAAGGTGGACATAGTGGTATTAGAACCAGTACGTGCAGCCAAGCGGTTTGCGTAATCCAACTTGTAAGTTTCAAAGCCTGCGACCATACCAACAAAAGAACGCTCGAAAGCGGTGTTGGACTTAGTGCCAGCGAAACTGCGAGATGCACCACCACCAGTAGCTCCACCAGCAATGTTGCCAGCGATGCCGTTGTAGTCACGGCTTGACAAAGCCAAGTAACGGTCAAAAGATTGTACGCCTTGCTCGTTCATGATGCTGTCGCACAAGGCCACATCATCATAATCACCAGCAGCAGTGTTGACAGTCACGACCAAAGAACCTTGGGCTGCAGCAACATTCATAATTGAAATGTTGATGTCAGAGGCAAGTTTCTGCTTGGCGGCTTCGCCCAAACGACCTTCTTGCAATGCATCACGCAGTTCCAAAGCATCCAGAATGAACGGCACAGACTTTTGAAAGCCAAGTGTCGCTGGTACTGCAAGCTGTGTGTAAGCTGTGAAGTTGTTAGTCTGATCCATGCCATCGTACGATTGTGCGATGTAAGGCTGGGGGCGGTAAATCACGTTGTTGGTGCGTTCCATCATCGAGCCATCTGTGTTGTAGATGGACACGTTGCGAGATAAAACCAAAGCATCGTTAAAGCCTTCGAGGATGTCCTCAAACGCTACACGCTCTTCTTTTGAAAAACTATTGCTCATAATAAGCTCCTAATAAATTATTTGGATGCTGATCGTTTCTGCGATTTGTACTGAATGACCTTGGTCATGTTGCCAGTACGAGCCGCTTCTTCTCTCAGCCGTTCAAGTGTTGAGTCAACCGCACCAGATGATCTTCCAGTTCCTGTAACGATACGCTCTGGGGCGGGTGCTTGCCTGCGATTTGTAACTTTCAAGTCTTTCTCCAGTTTTGCTACCGCAAAGGCAAACTTTACGGGGTCTTTGATTTCAGCCAACTCTTTAGCCTTTGCAGGGTTCTTACCGAGTGCGTAAACAACGAGTGCAGGATTATCTGCACCTTGCAGCAAAACGCCTTGCTGGGTGATAGAAAAAACTTGTTGAGCAACTTCTTCAGCATCCTCAAAGTCCTTTACTCTTAGCTCGGCTTTCGCCTTGCCATAACCATCCAACTTAGCTTGCCATGCCTTTTGCTGATTCATAACTTCAGCTTCTTGCTTGGCGTTGATTTCATCGGCCTGTCGCTTGCGCTCAAACCAACTTGTCAATGCTTCCTCGTATGCATCAGCGTCATAGTCGTGATCTTCTAGCTTGGGCTTATTTCCGATCACCACTGGCTTGGTCTCAGGTGGTGCGGCTTGTACCCTTGCTTGCAGTTCACGATTCTGCCTTTGCAGTTCTCGGTTCGTCTTACGCAACTCTTTTACCCATTCAGGCGCTGGAGTATGTTCTTCGGGAGGTGGCGCTTCCTCACCAATGCTGACAACAACTTCTTCGGTATCTTCTGGTTCAACCTCATCAACGGGTTCGTTGACTTCGATTTCTTCTTCTATTACCTCGACTTCATTGTCCTCAATTACTGCCTTTTGATTCATCTTTGACCCCATTCAACTCACCCACTTTAAACGGCTGGGTGGTAACCGTTGTTTTAATTGTCGCTTGTTTTTTACTGATTCGCAACAGGTTGCACAATCTGCCCCTGCAAAATTTCTTGCACTGCCTGGGCATTGGTCATCGCCATGCCCTGCGCTGTCTCTTCAACCTTGCCCAAAGTCTCTAGCGTTTGAGCACGTTTGAGTTCTGCGCTTGCCACGGTTTCAACAGTATCGGCTCTAGCTTTGGCTGCTTTTGCCATTTCATTCTCGGCTGCGGCTTGTAAATACATTGCGTTCGGGTCTTGAGGTTTGCCTTGCATTTCTGCCATGAGTTCTTCGGCCTCTTGGTCTGTTGGCTGAACAACGCCCATCCGCAGTAACTTCTTGCGGAAATAAGCATTTGCATCCCCAACGCCCTCGCCTTCCATGTTCATCATCGCCATTGCAGTCAGCACTTGGGCTGTCTCAGGGTCTTGGGTGATCTGAAGCATTCCTGTCAAAGCCCTGACGGTTGCCGCACGTTTACTGCTAGATGATGGGCCAACTTCAGCAACCACATCAAATGTGGCACTGGACAGGTCGTTTGCCATGACCACAGCACCAGTTTGGGTATCAATGGTGGGTTGCATCAATTCAACCATTCCGGCCTCACCAGTAGGGGCAATGGTCTTCATCTTGCGCTTGTCTTCGGTATAGATTTCCTTTGCCATGCCAAGCCAAATCTCACCGCATCGCTTCATGCCCTTGGCAAAGTTGCTCATGTAGATGAACGTCTGCATATCCACACGGGTTTGAATCATCTCAACCGCTTTGCCAGATACGCCTGAAATCATCTTGTCAGCCCCTTGTGGGTTGCCCAAAATGTCCTGCATATCTTGTTCTGTGATAGCAAGTAAAGCCGCCATTGCAGGTGGGATTTGTGCCGACTTCGTATAAGCCACAGGGCCACTAATTTGTGTGCCGCCATCAGCACCAGTGACAGGGTTAATCAGCAAATAAGGGTAATCCCGTAGGTTATCCTCTGCCCACATTACCTGATGCCCAGCAACTTGCTCTGGAGTCATGATGGGCTTTTCGATACTGGACAAGGCTGAAATCTCGCCCAGCTTGGACAGTTGCATATTTTTCAGGCGTTGGGCATCTTTAGCTAGGCGCACAGCCCCCATGCAACGCTCGATGTTATCCACAAACCAACGCTTGCCATAAACCACCACAATAGGAATGTTTTTGCCTGCAATATAGCCTGCATCTTCCAACACCTTGCCACCAGACATGATGTATTTGCGAACACGCATACGCTTGATACGCTTTTGGCGAACTTCCCTTGTGCCGACAGCCATCAGGGTTTCTTCTAGCATTTCATCGTCTGCAAAGTCTTGGGCTGTGTAGCGTTCCTCAGTGCCATCAATGGCTTCAAATATGCGGATGACCTCGGTTTTTTCCTCGACCTTATAGTACTCCGCCACAAACACCACATCAGGCGTTGCCCAATCAAATTCATATTGGTGAATGATCTTAGGCCAATCAGTTGGGTCATCGTTGTAGATTTCCTTGTAGCTTTCACGGGTCATGCTGTTGACCACAAAAGCATATTTTGCGTCTGACTTGTCTTGCCGCTTGGCATTCAGGTCAAAGAACACGCTTGAGTCGGCATCAAAGATCGGCTCAAATCTGATGCGCTGGCGCTCATTCTCTGGGTCTTCTTCGTCTTCGTAGACAGTACGCAAACGCCATGCACCAATGCCACCGCCAACAGCTTCCTCAAAAGCGTTGTCGTAAGCCTCATCAGCCACCGATGCTTGTTCGTCAGCACGATAAAGGCCATCGCAGACTTCTGCCAACTTGTCGTTTTCAGTTCCGTCTTTGCTTACATAATCAACTGTGATGCGATTATTTCGATATTCGTTAACGATGCGAATGACCGCCAACATGATTTTGTTGACTTCAAACTTGGGTTTATTTTCGTACTGATCCCACAATGGCCCTTCCCACTGAGAGCCGCACAACGAATAAAAACGCCTGTCTTGCAGGCATTGCAGACGCTCATCCCGCAGCGCAGTTTGTATATCGTTAAACTGCCGCAGTGCTTCAGCGTGTAAATTTGCAAGGCGTTGGTCGTTGGGTATTCGTGCCATATTTGTCCTTTTAAGGCGATTATCTACCAGCGTTTGACATTGGGCAATGGTGTAAATATAGCCGATTTTGTGACCGCTGACCGCCTAATGCCCTCACACGCATAACGCAAAGCATCAATAACGTGATTCTTTTTGTCCTCAAGCATTGGCAGAATTCTGCCTGTCAATGGGTCTGATTTATAACTGTACAGGCTCAACTCGTCAATTGTGTGGATGCAACGAGGGTGAACAACGATGTCGTAGTTCTTCAAAAACTCGATGCCTTCCTCTACCGACTTTGGCCCTTTGATTGCAGTCATGATTTTTGGAAAGCCGTTGCGCTTCATGTGGCTGATGGTCTCTGGCCTGGCTGAGTCTGCCACGATAGGCCACTTCTCAGCCTCTGGAATTTGCATAAATAACTCAGGGGTGTTGATAATTTCACAGCCCACCATATAGGCTTCGTAATCAATGTAAAGGGTACGCCCAATAATGTGGCAGCGCACCAAAACTGTCGGGTCAACTGAGAATCCCCAATCCGCACCAAGGCGGTGGATGGCATCTGGCGGTGCATCAAAGTCGTCAATTTTCCAGTTCTTGAATACCTTGCTGTTGCTGTTTTGCAGGTATTGGCCCATCCAAACGTGCTGATATTTGTCAGGGTCTCTGCGCTTGTCGTATTCCATTTCGTCTTTTAAGACTTGTGGAAACCACGGGTTATCGCCAAAGTTGACCTTGATTACTGCTGCATCCTTTGGCGGCTCTGGCCCACGCAGTAGAAAATCCACAGGGTCAGACTGCTGCCTTGGATTCCATGTAAACCATAACTCGCTGTTTGGCTTGCGGATTGTTGGTCTCAGTAGATCTAGGCTGGTCTGACTCAGGCTTTGGGCTTCCTCAACCCAAGCGCAGTCATAGCCTTCTAGCGACTTAATGCTGTCTGCGGTATGGTTTTGCATACCTTGGAAAATAATCGCACCATCGCCCTTTTTGGACTTGATGACCGCATCTTGCACTTCAAAGTAAGCCCCTGCGTTCATGGCCTCGATCTTGGTCTCCAGCAGGCGCTTGACCGATTGGTTCAGGGATTTTTGGATTTCACGCACACAGACACTTCTGCGCTTGGGGTCAATGATGTGTTCCTCAATCATCAACTCGGCAAAGGCATGAGACTTTCCGCTGCCCCGACCACCCCATGCGCCCTTGTATCGGCTTGGTTTTGTCAATGGCAATGCCCAGCGAGGGGTATCAATCTTCAGTATTTTTTGCATCCACCACCACACGCTCGATGCGCTCAAACAATAGGGGCGCACCATCTGCGCCAGTGTGTTCTTGCTTAACAGTCTCAGCCCAGCGCATTTGTGTCTTTGTCCACCAGATCAGGCTTGTGGTGTCTCCACCTACGGCTTTGCTGTACAGCGTCTTGGCAATCTGCCCATTGGCTTTGGCTTTGCCCATGTCCAGCTCATGTCTGTAATACTTGCGGAGGGTCTTGTCATCGATGCCAACCAAGCAGGCAATGGACTCGTGAGGCAAGCCTAATCCGCTACTGGACTCAACCAGTTTGCGGGATTCTGCCGTTGGCTCGTGCGGCTCTTGTGGATAGATTGGCATTTTATGTAGGGGAACTCGCTTAAATTTTAAGCAGTTTCTGCTGTTTCTGTCAATAAAACGGCTTTCTTGCCTGTGAAATCTTCCCATCGCTTTACTATTACATCGCAATACTTTGGGTCTAGTTCCATCAATCTAGCATAGCGGTTTTGTTTTTCGCAAGCAATTAGTGTGCTTCCAGAACCACCAAAGTAATCCAACACAATGTTTTTAGTCTTGGTACTATTTTTAATGGCTCTTTCACTTATAGCCACAGGCTTTTGGGTTGGATGGACATATTTACTGTCTTTGGCAATATTCCACAAATCTGATTCGTTTTTAATGTCTGGGTCAATTAGGCCATCAAACATAATAAATTCGTGTTGATGCCTGTAACCTCTTCCCAAGCCAAACACATTTTTAGCCCAAACAATGCACGCCTTTGGCTTTAAGGCTGTCTGCAAAATGCCATAAAAAGCCCAATTACAGCAAATGTAATAACTGTTTGGTCGGAACGCCTCAAAGGTTTGTAGCCAATCTTGGATAAATTGAGCAAACTGGTCATCAGGCAAATCATCGTTTTTAATTACATCAAACTTACCACTGCGCCCATTAAATGCCACATTGTAAGGTGGGTCAGTAAACACCATATCGGCTCGTTGGCCTTGCAATAACATTTCCACAGCATCTACGCTTGTGCTGTCGCCACACATTAGGCGGTGATTGCCCAACTGATAAATGTCACCTAATTTTGTTTTTGGCTCTACAGGCAATGGTGGGGCTTCGTCCTCACCAGTTAATCCTTCCACCTCTTCAGGCTCTAACAATGCACCTAGTTCTTTTGGATCAAATCCCAGCATTTCCAAAGCAAAACCATCTGCCAGTAGGTCATTCAACTCTATGGTCAGCATTTCATTGTCCCAGCCTGCATTGAGTGCCAGGCGGTTGTCGGCAATGATATAAGCCTTGCGCTGGGTCTCTGTCAGGTCTTTTAGTTCGATGGTGGGGACTTCTTTGTATCCCAGCTTTCTTGCTGCCATCAGCCTGCCATGCCCTGCAATGATGCCGTTCTCCCCATCTACCAATATCGGGTTAGTCCAACCGAATTCTTTGATGCTTGAGGCAATCTGGGCTATTTGCTCATCAGAGTGGGTGCGGCTGTTGTTGACATAAGGTATCAATTTATCCACAGGCTTTTGCACAATTTTTAGCATGGTGTCCTCAAAAAAATGGGAGCATCAGCCCCCAAAAGCTGGCAACTGCATTTTGTCAGCGTACTCATTTTGCAATGTCCGGTACAGGAATGTCAACAGGCCATTGGTTTGTGTCCACTAACAATTGAACTGTTTTGAAGTGGGCAATGTTCCATGCTTGTTGTCTTTCAGCCTTTGACCACTTTGCACCTTGGTCGATGTCGTAATGACAAGTTTGGCATAAAGCCGCTACCAGATTGTCATCGGCTTTGATTCCTCTGCCTTTACCGCCACCCCAATTGCTATGAGCCGCTTGAATTCCATGTTCTGTTCCACAAAGCTGACAGGATAGAGCCGCCACTAATTTTAGCAGTTTCTGGCTTCTCACATACTTGTGTTTCGGATATTGCATATTCTTTTGTGTAGAACTTGTGGTTGTTTTCGCACTGGCGCTTACGGCTGACGAATTCGGGATTTGATCGGGTGTCTAAGACTTTGAGAGTTTCAGAGCCACAGCGGGGACACATCATGTTTCTATTCCTTTGTCTGCCATCCATGCCAAAAGCCATTCAATAAATTCTGAGCCTTCTTCTTTGGTGAATTTGTGGCTTTGGAGGCCAAGCTGGACAACTCTTTGCCCATCTAGGCTTGGTGCAATCTTGCCGATCTTGCGACCAGTTTCATTTGCCCAAGCATCGATTAGCAATCTTTTCCAATCCTCTGCTGTCCATTCTGACCCTGCCGCCTTCATTTGCTTGGCAACCATGTCAATCAGGGCATGAAACATATCGTTCTGATCTGTGCTGCGGGTGGCTTTTTTGACCTCTAAGCGCAGTTGCTTACCCGCTTGTAAGGTTTCTTTTATCTTGGGCCATAGGTCTTTCAGGACTGTGTGTGCCTGCTGGCTGTTGTGCAATGTGACGATCATGCTTGCCTCACTATTACTTCGACTTTTGCCACTTCGCCATAGACCTTGGTGGCATGAATGGATGTGATTTGGGAGTCGTTCTCAAAAACAATTTTGTCCATGCCATCGATCACGCACTTAATCACGTTATCCAAATCGGGCTTTTTGGTGTGTTTTTCTGCACCGCTTAAACAAGCCTCAGTGCGTTTTTTTGAGTATGAGGCGGGAACAGGAAAGGTAACGTAAATAAACGCCTCCAAAGCCCCTTCTAGCGGTTCTGATGACCCCATTGCCGCCTTTGCCATCATCCCAACATCGGATTCATAGTTTTTGGTCTTTTCAGGGGTGTAGGCAACAGGAAACTTTCCCCTTGTGGAGAACCTTGGTCTGCCCTTGGCAACTGGTTCTCCGTAAATCGCAAACATGATCTGCATCATTTTTTGTCTTTCTGTTCGTTCATGCGTTTTTTCAAGTCATCAGCAGCCGCTTGGCCTCGCCTCTTGGCTATGTCCGACAGGGTTTGTTGCCACCAGTATTGGGCTTCTCCCCTGCCCTCCTCCAAGGCTTTCTTGCGGTAGCGTCTGATCCACTCGACCGCCTCGCTGTTCTTCATAGTCTCCTGTAAGTTCAAGCGCTCTTGTGATGACAAATTCGCTAAATTGCTGGCCTTCTCTGACCCGATCAAGAATTCTGTTTGCTTCATAGTGATTCACTTAATTTCCTCCAGACTGCTGCGACCACTTGTGGAACTTGTCCGTTGCCAATGGCTTTAAGTCTGTCCACTCTTGCGGCCACCCCATCAGCCACTCGACCCACTCTGGGTTCAACGGCCCACCAACCTGTGCCGCTAGGGGTATCTCGTTCCTGGCGTATTCCGCAGGGCTTCCCCCGTCTTTGTACATTCGTGCCACTGGTGTGGGCCATAGTCTCGGATTGTTCACTTGATCGACCAATCTGATTTGGATGGGCTGACCATTCTTTCGATGATTCTGGCCTTTCTTGAGTAGTCCAGATGTCCCCCCCCCCCCCCGTGTCTGGAGTGCGCCACAATCCACGTTCTATCCCTTTGGTGGGGCGCTCCGACCTCGTTTGCTCCCATAACAGTCCATCTCGAGTCATACCCGAGGCTGGAAAGGTCTCCAAGCACTCGCCCGATTCCTCGATGAATGAGCATTGGGCTGTTTTCCACGAATACGAATCTGGGTCGAACTTCGCTAACCACCCTCGCCATGTGATACCACATTGAGGAACTTTCTCCGTCAAGCCCTGCGCCTCGCCCTGCAATGCTGATGTCGGTGCATGGAAAGCCGCCAGATACAACGTCAACAATTCCTCGCCACGGGTTTCCGTCAAAGGTTTGTACGTCATCCCAAATCGGGAAAGGCGGGAGAATTCCGTCATTTTGTCGGGCGACAAGTACGCTTGCGGGATAGGCTTCCCACTCGACTGCACAGACTGTTCGCCATCCAAGGAGATGTCCCCCAAGTATTCCTCCACCAGCACCTGCGAATAAAGCCAACTCATTCATGATCTCCCACCATATTGTTTTTTTAATTCTGCTAATTTCGCCAATGCTTCTGCCCTGATTCGTTCACTTTCAATCTGCTCATGGATTGTTTTCTTGCGCTCAATCAGAACTTCAGTTGGCGGTTTAACAGGGATTGATGGGCCTTGGTTGCACATATCCCGAAAAGCAATGGCACTTGGTGGAAAGTCTTTGTCCAGCTTGCCAAGCGCAAAATCTAGGCTTGGCTTGTATGTCAGGAATCTGCCAAGGTATTGCTTCCATGTTTGACGAACTAAGTTGGGGTCAACATCTTGCCAGTGCGTAATGAATCGTGAGCCATAGATGGCGTTCATCATTCCAAAGATGTAATCAAAACCTGAGTCTGGATCACAAAAGTCGTTTTCGTTCCACATCTTGTGCCTCCAGTACTATGGTTTCAGGTTTAGCCCAAAAGGGCGTTTTAGGAATTGATTTGCCCCTGGTTAACTCAGCCATCACATTTTGGCGTTCTTCAGACTTAGTGAGTTTTTCTTTAAGCCACTCAGCTTTCAAGCCTTGGCTGCCACGGGTACACCATTCAATCAAAAACTGCTCAAGTGACCAACCAATCTTGCTGGCCTCAGACCTTGCACCTTTCAGGACTGTTTCAGTCACAGAGGCTTTCTTGGCTTTCCTGAGTTGCAACCAATCATTCCAAACTTGCTCAGAAACATCAGGGGGGCAAGCAACGATAGTTGCTTTCTCTTTCTTTGGTTTATGGTTATTGGTTATTGGTTTATGGTTATTGGTTGCTATTGGGGTAGCATTAGGGGGGCTATTAGCCTCCCCATTAGGGGGTGTTCCCCACCTCTTAGCCGCCCCACGTTTGCCAGCCTCTGCAAACTCTTTGTATTGCTTAATTTCCTTGTCAGCCCTTGGGTTTACAAAGCCATCTTCTGTGGATAAAAAGAATTCATTTAAGACTGTCAAAACATCTTCTTCATGCTCTTTCATGCCAACTTGTCTGGCAGCATCCCTGTGCTTTATTGGTTGTTCATGCAAAAAGTAGTAGTCCAGAAGTCTGCGATAGGCCAAATCTTCCATCAATGAAAGATGCCTGGTGTGACTCATGTAGTCACCAATGTGAAACTGGTAGTAATGCATAGCTCGCCTTTTCATACTCCCTTAAAAGAAACTGCGGCAGGAGAGGGAGGTAACTCTTTTCGGTCTGCTCATGACTTCAGACCTAGCCGTGTTTCAAACAATCTTACTCTACAAACCATTGTGGACGCAAGAACATCAATTGATAAATTCTTCCCTTGGGAATCTTCTTCCATTGATGAACAGCAGTTCTGTGTATGCCCAAGATACGGGCAAGCTCACTCTGTGAGCCAGCAAGTGTGATAGCCTTTTGTTTGTCCATTTGGCAAGTATAGCAAAATAAACAAATCAACTTTGCAAAAAAGCAACAAATTAGGGAAATCCCTATCATTTATTTTTAAAAAGGTCTTGAATGGCGTATAGGAATCTATACAATCACCCCATGCCCTGAACTTCTCGGGGTCTATTTAGGAAAGCAAATGATTGACTACAAACTTCATTACCACTTTGATGAATTCGTCACCTATGACGATGGCATAACGCTTGAGAAAGTCAAGGTCGGTTATGACTACTACCCAGCAGAATTTAATCTGCCCCATGACCACAACTCAGCAGAAATCTACGATGTGTTTGTCTTTAGCGAAAAGGGTGATGACATTTCTTGCGATCTGTCCTCATCCGAATTTGAACGCATTGTCTCTGAGGCCAAGATTCACCACGCTCGTATGCTGAAAGAAAAAAATGAAATCTAAGATCATCACAACAATTGTCGAATGGACATTGGCGATCATCATCTTTGGTGGTTGGGGCGTAATGCTCGCATGGAGGGGCTAAACATGATTGACCACATCAAAAATTATTTCAGACTGCCATCACCAAAAGAACTGGCTGCCAAAGAACTTGAAATGGCACAGCGCAAGCTGTTAGAGGCTCTCAGCGCACAAGAATATGCAAAGCGCATGGCTGAGTACCACCAAGACCGAATCAAACGCCTATCAGCTTATTTAAAGGAAGAATCATGAACGCAGACTACATCATCAATGAAGTGGCACAAAATGCCGCCAGCATCTATGAGGGACAAGACCCAAGGGATCGCCTGGCTTACCAAGTCGGGATGCTTCAGGGCAAGATTCGCAGCCTTTGCTACTTAATCAACATCACCGCTGAAGAACTTAAACATTTGCAAATCGAACTCTCACAGGAACAATCATGAAAAACATCGCAACTGCATTGGTCAAGGCACAAAAGGCTTTTGGCCCTGCGCTCAAGTCATCAACAAACCCTCACTTCAAATCCCGCTATGCTGACTTGTCAGCTTGCGTTGAGGCGGTCATTGATTCCCTGAACAACAATGGCATTGCTCTTATTCAACAGAACCAACCATCGCCTGATGGGGTGATTATTGAAACCATCTTTCTCCATGAGTCTGGTGAATCCCTAAACTGTGGACAATTATTTGTTCCGGCTAACAAGCACGATGCCCAAGGTTTTGGCTCTGCTTTGACTTACGCTCGCAGATATTCCCTGATGGCGGCTTGCGGCATAGCACCAGAAGATGATGATGGCAACACTGCCAGCCGTAGACCTCAAGTCAATGAAAGCGCCCTCGTAGATCACTTGGCGGCTATCGAGGCATCTACCGATCAAGACAGCTTGAAAAACGCCTACAAAGCCGCCTATGCCGCTTGCAATGGTGATTCTGAATGGCAGAAGAAAGTGATTGCAGCCAAAGATAAAGCAAAGGCCAAATTATGAAAACAGATGAAGATGACGAATTCGACCGCATCGCCCATGAAGCGGAAATGAAAAGTGGTCAGCCATACCATTGGGATGTTTATGTCTCACCCTCACAGCGCAATCAAGTGCTTGATGAAGTGGCAAAAGAAATTCAGAAAATAACCGCCTTTGGTCAGGACACACTGGACAGTTTTAGCGTTTACATAAAAGGAATGAAATCATGATTGAAATGATGGATCAAGGCACAGAGGAATGGTTCACCATTCGCATTGGCAAAGTCACCGCATCCCGTGTGGCTGACGTTATTGCCAAGACAAAGACGGGCTACTCGGCAACCCGTGACAACTACATGGCCCAGCTTGTGTGTGAACGCCTAACGGGTCAAAAGGGTGAGAGTTTCACGAATGCTGCCATGCAACACGGCACAGACACAGAACCCCTTGCCAGAGCCGCTTATGAGGCTTTACAGGATGTTTTGGTTGATGAAGTGGGGTTTGTACCCCATCCCTCAATCATCATGGCTGGCGCTTCTCCTGATGGCTTGGTGGGTGATGATGGCCTCTTAGAAATCAAATGCCCCAACACAGCCACGCACATTGAGACTTTGTTGTCCCAATCAGTACCAGGCAAGTACAACACCCAGATGCAATTCCAGATGGCTTGCACAGGGCGGCAGTGGTGTGACTTTGTCAGCTTTGACAATCGCCTACCCGATGAACTTCAATTGTTTGTGAAACGAGTCCCACGGGATAACGAATTCATCAAGCAAATAGAAGATGAAGTGGTCAAATTCTTGAATGAACTTGACATCAAAATTGCTCAACTTATGGAATTAAAAAATGTCTAAAAAACTCTATGAAATCACCATCGTGTCAGGTAAATACACAAACAAAGACGGTCAAGAGAAATCACGCTACCAAACCATTGGATCGGTCATTGAGACAAAGAACGGGCCAATGTTGAAGTTGGACAGCATCCCACTGCCTGATGGCGGCTGGAACGGATGGGCATATCTAAACACCCCAAAGCCAAAGGAAGATTACAAAGGCTTGCCAAAAGACGAGGAAGATATCCCATTTTAAGTAACAGGGGCATTGCCCCTAACAAGGAGAAATCATGGACTATAAAGACGCATTTAAGAAAATTTTCGCCATGCCAGACTTCCCAAGAGTCAGGGCAAATGATCCCCTAACATCGTTTCAGGCAGCCGATTCAATCAAAGAATCTGCCACCCAGCACCACCAGACAATCTTTGAATGTCTCCAAACATACGGGCCTTTGGGCAAAGATGGCATCTCAGCTTGTACCAACTTGGATAGCAATCAGGTTGCTAGGCGGCTTAATGAGATGAAAATGATGGGCTTGATTGAACTGACAGGCAACACAGTCAAATCCAACTCAGGCAGAAGTGAAAGAGAGTGGCAATGTACCCAATCGAACTAGGCGGTAATCAGCCTGTGCATAAATTACGAAACTGTAATAAATGTGATGTGACCAAGCCGCCAGAGGGTGGGGTTGATATGGGACACAAATGGATTTGCCAAACTTGTTGGATCATGCGTTTGACAGGCAAACATTTGCGACAGAACTCAACTCAGAAATAACGCTCGTTCGTCAATTCTGCGCTTTTGCAAGCCTTTGAGAACTTTGCCGCCAGCCATGCAGTACTTTAAAAGTTCCTCGGCAGCACCCTCCATGTCTCCCCTAAGTACCTTTTGGCGCAGGGTTGACCTCTGGAGTGTGCCAAGCCCTACATTGAAAGAAAATGAAACCAGTGCGTCAAACTGTCCTTGAGTAAGAGGCACAGGACAATAAG